AAAATATCACCCCCTCCCTCATCGCGGCCCTCTCAAATTTTTCTCCGGAGGGATATTTTACCAGACCTTTTATACCTCCTTCGGTCATTTGGGCATTCCTGGTGAGAAAAGTTGCTGATGGGCATGACAAAAAGTAGCATAAAACTATATAAAATCTCTTTGAGAGTGTAATTAGACTAATTCAGATAGACTTAATAACTATTAAAAAGCATTAGAAAGTGTATTAGAACTCAATAGAACTTTTGAATGTCCGTACTATACAGAGCTGTGAGGAGGCGAAACTGGTGGCTAGGACATCTAGAAAGGTGAACCATTTGGCTGTCAGCTCAGATCCCCCGGCGATGACAGTTCAGGACAGGGAGGATCAGCTGATTGCTTTGGCTTATGACGTTGCAGAGGAGAGACTTCGCGACAGATCAGCGAGTAATCAGCTGATTGCTGAGATTATGAAACTTGGCACCACAAAAGAAAGATTACAGAAAGAAAAGCTTCAGAGAGAAAATGAAATGCTTAAGGTCAAGGCTGAAGCAATGGAGTCGCAGAAGCGGACAGAGGAACTCTATGAGGAAGCGATAAAGGCCATGCGAAGTTACAGCGGTTTCGGGGGAGATGATATTGATGCCGATAAAGAGGATCATTAAGAGCTACTCCGAGTTAATGCGTCTTCCGACCTTTATCGAGAGGTTTGAATACTTGAGGCTTGCCGCTTTGATAGGCGATGAGACTTTTGGATACGAGCGATATTTGAATCAGGTTTTCTATAATTCACCAGAGTGGAAGCGATTCCGAAGAGAAGTGATAATCCGTGATGAGGGATGCGATTTAGGTTGTGACGATCGTCCTATAGTAAATAGAATCGAGATTCACCACATTAACCCTATAACTCCTGAAGATATTGAGAATCGTACTGAGCTGTTGATGGATATGGACAATGTGATTTGCACATCGCCAAACACACATAAGGCAATTCACTATGGGGATTCGTCGCTTTTAGCAAAAGATCCTGTTATCAGAAAACCAAATGATACTTGCCCTTGGAGGTATTAATCATGGAAGACAGTATTCTACTAAGCATTAAGAGCCTCCTTGGGCCGGATTCGGACTATGAGGTTTTTGACAACGATATTGTGTTGTTTATTAACAGCGCCCTTGCCACACTCACGCAGCTTGGTGTCGGACCGTCCAGCGGTTTCCGCATAACCGGACCTGATGAGTCCTGGAGCGATTTTCTTGGAGACGCTGAAGATTTAGAGTCAGTAAAGTCATATGTCTATATGAAAACCAGAATGGCATTTGATCCTCCGACGAGCTCGTTTGTAATGACCTCTTTCGAAAACGCCTGCAAAGAGTATGAATGGCGATTGAATGTCGCTGTTGATTGAGATCGGATTTGAGACTCGTGATTAATTTTTTATTGACGAACGGACGCTTTTGTGTTACTATGATGTAAATACATGAAAGCGAGGTAATCAAAATGAAGAAAGCTGCATTGTTTCTTGTTGTCTTTGCTTTGATCTCGATGCTGGCTACTGGACTGTCAGAGGGTAACGTAGATTTGAAGAGCTACAGTGATGAGGAACTTATGAGTCTTAGAGACACCATTTCAAATGAACTGATCAATCGAGGTGTAGAATTTGACGTTCCATTCTATCCGGGAATGTATGTTGTCGGTAAAGACATAAGGGCCGGAAGCTACGATATAGTTTTGAGCGGTTGCGGATATGGCGATAGCATAGCGTTTTATGCGTCTAATGAAGATCGCGAAAACTACAACATAATGAAGTTCGATTCATTTGACGAGAATCAGGAAGGCTATCATTTAACGGTAGAGGATGGAATGGTTTTTGACATTACGTTTATGAACGGAGGAACCATGAGACTCAAGTCTTCAAAGTCTCCTTGGGCTCCGTAAATTAGAATAGGTGAACAAGCGCTCTCATTAGAGGGCGTTTTTTTTTATTTTTGGAGAGGCGATAACTATGAGTATATACTACGTAGCTGGTATTCCGTACTCTTCTGAATTATACCATCACGGTATTAAAGGCCAGAAATGGGGAGTAAGGCGATTCCAGAATCCCGATGGGACTTTAACGTCTCTCGGAAAAATAAGGTATGGTAGCGCGACTGCTGCTAAGGCTGTTGGTAAAACGGTTGGAAAAGTTGCGTCTGCAACTGGGCGTGCTGTCGGCACGATAGCAAAAAATAAACTCAATAAATTTAAATTAAAGCATCCATGGCTAGTCAGCGATTCCGAACTCGCGGATATTAAGAAGCGAGTCGATATGGAAAAGCAAATCGCACAAACCAAGGCTGATACGAGAAGATTGAATAGTTCGAAAGCCGGAGAACTTATCAGCGATATAGCAGGGAGTGCGGCAAAGAAGATAATGGATAAAGCCATAGATAAAGCTTTAGAAAAGAAGTTCGAAAAGAAAGATAAGGGCGAAATAGCCGATATTGATGATATCTTGGAGAATCCGGAAAAGTATACTCAAAAGCAATTGGAAAACGCACTAAAAATGAATAAATTTCAGTTAGATAGAGTAGAACGTGCTGAAAAGATGGCTTCTGAAAACAAACGATGGGATATTACTAATTTACCGAATACCAAAGAAATGAATAAAAGAGAATTGGATCAGCTAAATTCTTGGCTTAGTTCACAGCGTAGAACTGAAGAGTCGGTTAGACAGACAGAAGAATATAGGGCTGGTCGAAATAGTCTTGATGATTGGCTTGCTACACATTCTCAATATAATCCGTATACATATAAGTATAATAATGAGTGGACTGACAAAAAAGATAAAAATAAGGATAAGAATAAAGAAAAGGAATAACTAACCATGTCACTATCAAATACGGCAGTGCCGATTTATTATGGAAAATTTCGGGATGCCGTGTTGAGAGGCGACATCCCAGTGTGCCAGGAAATAGCGATGGAAATGAATCGCATTGACGATCTGATTGCTAATCCTGGCATTTATTATGATGACGAAGCAGTTGAAGGTTTCATCAAGTTCTGTGAAAACGAGTTGACACTTACTGACGGAAGCGATTTACACCTTCTGGACAGCTTTAAACTTTGGTCCGAGCAGATATTTGGGTGGTATTACTTTGTCGAGAGAAGCGTGTTCGTGCCTAATAAGGACGGGCATGGCGGAAAGTATGTTCGTAAAATGATCAAGAAACGGCTTATTAATAAGCAGTACTTGATCGTGGCTCGAGGCGCCGCAAAGTCGATGTATGCTTCTTGCATTCAGAATTACTTCCTGAACATTGATACGAGCACTACGCAACAGGTTACGATAGCGCCTACGATGAAGCAGGCAGACGAAGTAATGTCGCCTATCAGGACTTCTATTACGAGGTCGAGAGGGCCATTATTCAAGTTCCTTACAGAGGGATCGCTTCAGAATACGACGGGTTCAAAGGCTAATAGAGTAAAGCTCGCTTCGACAAAGAATGGTGTTCAGAATTTCCTCACTGGTTCGATTGTAATGGTTCGGCCGATGTCCATTGACAAGATTCAGGGCCTGAAGTGCAAAGTCGCAACAGTCGACGAATGGCTTTCCGGCGATATACGGGAAGACGTGATTGGTGCTTTGGAACAGGGTGCTTCGAAGGGCGAGATTGAGAATTACATCATTCTTGCAATCAGTTCTGAAGGTACAGTACGCAATGCCGCTGGTGATACTATCAAAATGGAATTGATGGACATACTTCGCGGTAAGTATAATAACCCTCATGTCTCCATTTGGTATTATCGATTGGATGACATCAGCGAAGTCGCGGAACCTGAAAAATGGGTCAAAGCAAATCCCAATCTTGGAAAGACCGTAAGCTACGAGACTTATCAGCTTGATGTAGAACGTATGGAACACGCGCCAGCGAATCGAAATGACATCCTTGCGAAGAGATTCGGCATTCCGATGGAAGGCTCCACGTATTTCTTCACCTATGACGAGATCCAGCCTACTCGGAAGCGAAACGACTTCTGGGGAATGACTTGTAGTCTTGGAGCCGATCTTTCGATGGGCGATGATTTCTGCGCGTTTACTTTCTTGTTTCCGCTTCGTGACGGATCGTTTGGAATCAAGACCAGATGTTACATAACTGATTTGACTCTCAACAAATTGCCTCTTGCTATGAGAAACAAGTATCAGGATTTCATGCGAGAGGGAAGTCTTATTGTTATGGACGGTACGGTTCTCGACATCGGAGACGTATACGAAGATCTGGATCGGTTTATAGAGGATTCGCAATATGACGTTCGATCGTTCGGATTTGACCCGTATAATGCAAAATCGTTTGTTGATCGATGGGAGACTGAGAACGGTCCGTATGGAATTGAGAAAGTTATACAGGGCGCCAAGACAGAATCCGTTCCCCTTGGTGAGTTAAAGAAACTTGCAGGAGAACGGATGCTTTTGTTTGATCAGGAATTGATGGTGTTCTGCATGGGCAATGCTGTCGTCATTAAGGATACGAACGAGAATAAAAAGCTTACCAAGAAGCGCGGTGACGAAAAGATCGACGCCGTTGCAGCTATGATGGACGCTTATGTTGCCTATAAAGCACATAAGGACGATTTTGAGTGAGGATTTTCAAAATGAACAAGACGTATTACGTAGCTGGCATTCCATTCTCCAGCGAACTATACCATTATGGTATTAAAGGTCAGAAATGGGGTAAACGCAGATTTACTGACGAGAATGGCATTCTTACGGCTTTGGGTCGAATGCGTTATGGAGTTGGCGAAGCTCTCGGATCTGCTGGAAACACTATTTCTAGAACCGCTTCGAGTGCGGCTAAATCTGTTTCCTCTGCTTATAATAAAGGGAAAGAATATTTGACAGGGAGTAAAGCCAGAGCAAAGCTTGATAGATTAGGCACAACACACGGTTATACTTATAAACCAAACAGAGTCAGCAATTCAAGATACGCTAAAGATATTTCCGATTATCAAGATTCTAAACGTAGAGCTTCCACTATAGGAGAAAGTATAAAGAGGCAGGGTTTTGATCCGAATTTATATGATGACTATAACAAACACGTAAAAGATGCTAATGCGTATCTTAATGCTGCCGCTAAATCTGAACGAGCCAGAAACGAAGAGTCATCTCATAATGCCATGGCCCGATATCGAGCTCAACTGCAATACGATAAAACTCTTCCTGGTCAGATGAAAAAAACAAGTGAAAAAGTTACGGACGCGGTTAAAAATATTTCGGATAAAGCGAGTGCTACTGCTAAAAATGTTTCCGATAAAGCAAAAGAATTAACAGGATACAACCATAGGTATGAACCATCCGCATATGAGAAAATGCGAATTAGAGACATGATATCTAACAGTAAGTTAAATACTATTATTGGTGAAGATTATTTGGTTGAGAATAAAAAAATAGCCGATGCTGCCAGAGAGAAGGCCTATAATTCTAGTAATAAATCTCTCAAAAAAAGTTATGAAGAAGTAGCTAATAATTTCGATAATCTCGCAAAAGCTGGCGCATTGACGGCTGCGACGAACGCTAAAATGAGAAACGAAGGCTATATGCATAAGGCGCTGGCAGATTATCAAGAGCAAAGACGCTACAGTAAAACTCTCCCCGGCCAAATCGATGCACTAAAGAATAGTGCTTCCAAAGCCGTTCGTGATATTGGCACCAGAGCCGAACAGATTTCAGCAGACGCAAAAGAAGCCATTAATGAAAGCTATAACGACGTTATTGATTGGCTTGACGATCATGCCGATAAAGTGAGCGATGCTGCGAGCAAAGCTGGTTCGGCGATTAAGTCGGCGGCGGATAAGAAGCTTTCTGATGCCAAATCTACGGCTTCCAAAGGAGCTAAGGAAGTAGAGGGTTTCTTCCAGAATCTGTTTGGCAAGAAGAAATAGCTTGTTTAGAGGTGGGTTATGGCCAATTATTATATAGCGGGTATACCTTATTCCTCGGAACTATACCACTTTGGTATTAAAGGCCAGAAGTGGGGGATAAGGCGTTATCAGAATTCAGATGGTACGCTTACCGATGTTGGTAAGAAGCGATATTATAGAAAGAGCGATAGATTATATAGAAAAGCAGATTATTATGATAGCTTAGCCAATGATGCTAAATCCAAAATAAGAGAGTCGGTACGTAGAGAAAGAAACGCAAAGCAAAATATAGCTCTTTATACGAATAAAAAAGCAGATCTAGTACAAAAAATAGATAGATATGACAGTAGTAATAGTAAACTTGAGAGATTTTTTATTGGTAATTCAAGATCTCTAAATAAAAAACTTGATCGAATTATTAAAAGTATTTCTAATGAAGAATATAATTTAAACGATGCGATAGCATATAAGAATAAGTATCAAAATATGCTTGAAGATGTGATAAGTAGTTCTAATTATTATAGAACAAAAGGCAATATATATAAGTCGCTTGCTGATAAGGGTATAACCAGACGCGCGGCAAGAAAACAACGATAAATTCGCAATTCAAAATAATATAATCTTCCGTTTTTCAAACGGGGTGGGTAACCTATGCCTAATTATTACGTAGCTGGCATTCCATTCTCCAGCGAATTGTACCATCACGGTATTAAAGGCCAGAAATGGGGAGTAAGGCGATTCCAGAATCCCGATGGGACTTTAACCGTTGCTGGTAGAGAGCGATATGGTAGTAATTTATCTTCCGACTATAGCGACGATAATGGCATAATTAGGAAATTAGCCACTGGCGATTGGGCTTTAGGGAAGAAAGCCGGAGGCGAAAGACGAGAGGATAGACTCGAAAAGAAGTTGTCAAAAGCTATATCAAAAAACGCAAATAAAGATAAAATTGATAGATTACGAGTGAAATACGAAGCTCAAAAGAGTCGAAACATTAAACGCGATGTATACAATTCTTCAAGATCAACTGGCGAGTTGCTGATTCAGAAAATGCTTCTTGGTAGATCGGGAGCCGATGCGTACCGTGTTTCGAGAGAAAGAGGAAATAATATTGCCACTGCTATTGTTCCAGCCTTAATCGAAGGCGTTACCCAATTGCCGATTTCTACTTTAATAAGCGCTAAGAGCGAAGAAGCATACATTAAAAAATCACGTAATTAAAAATGAACAAAAAAGGCGAGGTAATTAACCATGCCAACGATATTTCAAAGACTTCAGCATAGCTGGAATGCGTTTCGTGGTAGAGATCGACCTCTATACCAGAATTTTGGTCCGTCCAGTTACAATCGACCGGATCAAACAAGACTCAGGGTCGGCAATGAACGATCGATAATCACCGCGATATACAATCGAATCGCGATGGATGTCGCTGCGAACAAAATTGAGCATGTAAAAGTAGATGAGAATGGCAGATATTCTTCGACTGTAAACGATGGCCTTAACAGCTGTCTCACACTCGAAGCAAATCTAGATCAAACGAGCCGCGCCTTTTTACAGGATGCGGTTCTTTCTATGTTTGACGACGGCCATGTTGTATTGGTCCCGACGGATACGTCCCTTGATCCGAAAGTATCGACCTCATTCGACATTCTTTCCATGCGCACTGGTAAGGTTGTCCAATGGTATCCAGAAAATGTTTGTGTTCAGGTTTACAATCAGGCGACCGGTCAGAAGGAAGAGCTGATATTTCCAAAGCGAATGGTCGCTATTATTCAGAACCCATTCTATGTGGTAATGAACGAATCCAATTCCACACTTCAGCGATTGATTCGAAAACTGAATATTCTGGATGCCATAGACGAGCAGAGTGGTGCTGGAAAATTGGATCTTATTATTCAGCTTCCATACGTTATTAAATCGCCTACACGTCAGCAGCAGGCAGAAAAGCGTCGTAAGGACATTGAGATGCAACTTTCCGGATCCAAGTATGGCATTGCCTATACCGATGGAACCGAAAGAATTACTCAGCTTAACCGCCCTGTTGAGAACAATCTTATGAACCAGATCGAGTATCTGATGAATACACTCTATTCTCAGCTTGGTATTACGCCGGAAATACTCAATGGAACTGCTGATGAAAAGACCATGCTTAATTACCAGACTCGAACTATCGAGCCTATTCTTTCCGCAATAGTTGATGAGATGAAACGAAAGTTCTTAACAAAGACTGCTCGGACTCAGGGACATTCGATTATGTTCTCGAGCGATCCGTTTAAGCTTGTTCCCATCAATAATATTGCCGATATTGCCGACAAGTTTACTAGAAATGAGATTCTGTCTCCCAACGAGTTGAGAGGCATTATTGGTTTCAAACCCGTTGCGGATGCACAGGCCGACGAGCTTCGAAATCGAAATCTCAATCAGAATTCCGATGCCGGTATTTTACCACCGGTGACAACAGACGAGACAAATCAAAATGGCAGTGAAATAAGTGGATTCGAAAACGCTGATCCTTATCAAGACAATATAGCGGATATGCCGATTAGCGAGTTTAATCGACTGATGAATAATACTGCCGATACAACTTAATTTTGGAGGATAACCAAAATGCTTGATAAGTTCGACTTTAGTGGTTACGCCACAAAGAACGATCTGCTTTGTGCAGATGGTCGAACGATTCGAAAAGATGCTTTTAAGGACTGTGACGGTCAGGTAGTTCCTCTCGTATGGTCTCACAAGCATGGCAGTCCGAGTGACGTTCTCGGTCATGCACTTTTAGAGAATCGCGACGATGGCGTTTACACCTATGGAGCCTTCAACGAAACCGAATCCGGAAAGAGTGCTAAAGAACTCGTTCGGCACGGTGATGTGAAGGCTCTTTCTATTTACGCAAATCAGCTTGTCCAGAAGGGCGGAGATGTACTTCATGGCATGATTCGTGAGGTCAGTTTATGTCTTGCTGGAGCCAATCCCGGCGCTCGAATCGAGGATCTGTCGTTTGAGCATTTCGACGACGAAGATTCTGAATTTGAAGCGCTTTTGTTTAACGGAGAAAATATTGAGATTGCTCATTCTGATGAGGAAGAGAGCGACGATATTTCGCATGCTGATGAACCTAAGGAGGTTGAGGAAAAGATGGCTAACGAGAAGGAAAAGACCGTTGGTGAGGTTTGGGATTCCCTTTCCGAAGAGCAGAAGAATGTTGTTTATTACATGATCGGCCAGCTTGTTGAGAATGGAGAGGCCGACGATGAGGAGGAAGCTAAAGTGGCCCACAATATTTTTGACAATGATACGAACGAGAACGTTATCACTCACGACATGCTGTCTACCGTTATCGCTGATGGCAAGAAGTATGGTACTCTGAAGGACTCTTACGAGCATCATCTGACCGAGGGCGTTCTTGCCCATGCGATTGACACTACTGATATGGATGTCCCTTCCAAGACTAACACTGCTTATGCGACTGATGTTGGCTACGGTGTTAATGGCGTTGAAATGCTGTTCCCGGATCCGCGGACTCTTGAGAATGTTCCGCAGTTCATTCAGCGTAATGTTGACTGGGTTAACGTTGTCTGGAATGCTGTTCATAAGACTCCTTTCAGCCGTATTAAGTCCATCTTCGCGAATATTACCGAGGATGAAGCCCGCGCCAAGGGTTACCTTAAAGGTACTCCGAAGAAGAATGAGTTCTTCTCTGCGATGAAGCGTACCACCACTCCGCAGACTGTTTATAAGAAGCAGAAGATGGATCGTGACGATATCGTTGATATTACCGATTTTGATGTTGTTGCTTGGATCAAGGGCGAGATGCGGATGATGCTGAACGAGGAAGTTGCCCGTGCGATTCTGATTGGTGATGGTCGTATCGTTACTGACGATGATAAGATTTCCGAGGAGCATATTCGTCCTATCGTCAGCGATTCCGATTTGTTCACAGTCAAGGCCACCGTTACTACTGGCGCTACCACCGAGGCGACTGCCAAGAACTTCATGAAGGCGGCTATTCGCGCCCGCAAGGATTACAAGGGTTCCGGTACTCCGACTCTGTTCACCACCGAGGAAGTTCTTACCGAGATGCTGCTGATGGAAGACGGTATTGGCCATCCGATGTATCGCAGTGAGTCTGAATTGGCTACTGCTCTGCGTGTTTCCAACATCGTGACTGTGCCTGTCATGGAAGGCTTCAAGAACGCGAGCAATCAGGAACTCATGGGTATCATCGTTAATCTGAAGGACTACAGTCTGGGTGCCGATAAGGGTGGCGAAGTCAACATGTTCGACGACTTCAACATTGATTACAACCAGTATATCTATCTGATTGAGACCCGTTGCTCTGGTGCTCTGATTCGTCCGTATTCCGCTATCGCTCTGTTCAAGGCTGGTTCTTCTACCACTACGACCTGATTTAATCAAAATGGAAGTGAATAGTGCATGGCAAGATTTTATGGGCCAATAGGTTTTGTTATAGATACGCATCCATCGGTAGACGTAACTGTCGAGAAACCGATGGAACGTTTTTACAAAGGCGATATAGTAAAAAACTATCGAAAACTTGAGGCTGGCATTGGATTGAACGACGATGTGGTTATAAGTAACCAAATCAGCATTGTCGCCGATCCGTACGCTTTTTCTCACATCTTTGCCATGCGCTATGTCAAATGGATGAATACTGCCTGGAAGATTGTAAACGTGGAGGTTGCTTATCCACGTTTAATTCTTTCTCTTGGAGGTGTCTATAATGGCGAAACAAAGAAGTGAGCTAAGCGCAGTCCTACACGAGATATGCGATAACGTTTACTTTCAGCCTCCAACCGGCAGAAAACTGGATTATCCGTGTATAGTATACAAACTTGAACAGATGAACCTTCGTTTTGCAGACAATGGCGTATATGTTCTTCACGATAAATACGAGATTAAGTATATTACCAGAGATCCTGACGATAACACCCGATATGAGTTTCTTAAAATTCCATATTGCTCATCTGAAAGAATGTATATCGCGGATAACCTATATCATTATCCTTTCACTGTTTTTATCTAAAGGAGGACAATTAAATGTCTAAGCTTGTTTGGGACGCCGTAGGTGAGAAAATTTTCGAAACCGGTGTAAATCATGGCGTTTTGTTTGTTCAGAATTCTGATGGCACTTATAAGAATGGCGTCGTCTGGAATGGTCTGACTGGCGTTACCGAGAGCCCGGATGGCGCCGAGCCTACTGATCTGTGGGCCGATAATATTAAGTACGCTTCTCTGCGCTCTGCTGAAACGTTTGGTGCTACCATTGAAGCCTATACCTATCCTGACGAGTTCTACGAGTGTGATGGCTCTGCAACCGTTGCGGATGGTGTGTACTTTGGCCAGCAGAGTCGTACTCCGTTTGGTTTTACCTATCGCACTGAGGTCGGTAGCGATACTATTGCTGCTGACTCTGATACGGCGTATAAGATTCACATCATTTATAACGCTACTGCTTCTCCGTCTGAACGCGCGTACGAGACCATCAACGACTCTCCCGACGCGATTACATTCTCTTGGGAAGTTACTACGACTCCTGTTCCGGTTACTGGTTACAAGCCCGTTTCCAGTATCACTATCGACACTTTGAAGTTGAATGATTCTACGAAGCTGAAGGCGATTGAGGATTTGCTGTACGGCACTGCTAATGCTGAATCCACGCTTCCGACGCCCGCCCAGATCCTGGGTATTGTTGGCGGCTCGAGCACGACGACTACTTAACAGAAAAAACAACTAAGCAATAAAACGGAGGGTTCGGAGAATGCTTAAGAAAACTATTAAATACGTTGACTTTGACGGCAACGAGAGGGAAGATACGTTTCTGTTCAATCTTACTAGGGCAGAGTGCATTGAGATGCAGGCCGATGTCGATGATGGATTCGATGGTTTGCTGAAGCGCATCAGCGAAGAAAAGAATCCGAAGATGATCCTGGAGACTTTCAAAATGATCGTGATGAAGTCGTATGGCGAAAAGTCATATGATGGAAAACATTTCGTTAAGACTCCCGAATTGGCCGCCAGTTTTGCCGCTACGGAAGCTTATAGCGAGCTTTTAATGGAATTGGTGACCAACTCTGAAGCTGCCGCAGAATTCATCAACGGCATTATTCCGAAATCTTCTCTCCCTAAAGCGGCGACCGAATAGTATGGAGGAAGAGAATGCTTACTATCAATATACCTGATAGAGAATACTTTGATGAGATTACCAATGAGTTCATATACGTTAAAGGAAAATCCATCGTCTTAGAGCATTCTCTTCTGTCCATTTCAAAATGGGAGTCAAAATGGAAGAAACCATTTCTTGGTAATAACAGTAAAAGTTTTGAAGAGTCGATTGATTATATAAGATGCATGACGCTCACTCAAAACGTTGACTCACGACTGTATTACAACATAGACGCTGGCATTTTCAAGCAAGTCAGCGATTATATTGAAGACGGTATGAGCGCTACAACAATAACCAATAACGGTTCTAAAAAAAGAAGTGGTAGAGCCGTTACTTCTGAATTGATTTACTCTTGGATGGTTTCTTTTCGCATTCCCTTTAGTTGTGAAAAATGGCATTTAAACAGGCTCCTTACGCTAATCAATATTTGTGAGATCAATAATTCCCCCAAAAAGAAGATGAGTAAGAGAGAACTATATGCAAAAAATAAATCATTAAACGAGGCCAGACGCCAAAGAATGAACAGTAGCGGGTGATTCTTGAATGATCTCTATTAAGCAACATGGAAACTTTAAAAAGACTGAAAAGTTTTTAAAGAAGGTTGGCAGAGGAAATGTCGTTCTTGGATTATCGGAACTTGCGCAAATTGGCGTTGAAGCTTTGTCCAATGCGACTCCAAAAGATACTGGGCGAACCGCATCTTCCTGGAATTATACTATCGAACGGGAAAACGGTATTTGGAAGATTTGCTGGAACAACACTAACGTGAATGATGGCGTTAATATTGCGTTGATTTTACAACTCGGCCATGCAACCGGAACTGGCGGTTATGTCGAAGGTTATGATTATATCAATCCAACAATGAGACCAGTTTTCGATATGATAGCCAATAAGGCTTGGGAGGAGGTGACGAAATAATGGCAAGCATAGATGAAAGAATAGTCGAAATGCGATTTGATAACAAAGATTTCGAGAAGAATATTAAAGTTAGCATGAAGTCTTTGGAAGAGTTAAAGAAAGCACTCGAACTAGATAAAGCTGCTCAGAGTTTGTCGAATCTTGAAAAAGCTGCCAGCGGTTTCGACTTATCCGGAATTGCAAACGGCATTGATAAGATAAACGAACGCTTTTCTTCGCTTGGCATTATCGGTGTCACCGCGCTTCAAAGATTAGCCAATGCTGCTATAGACGCAGGAACAAATATTGTACGGTCCATCTCTGTTGATCAGATTAACGCTGGTATGGATAAATACGAGATGCGTACGAAATCTGTTCGGACGATTATGGCCGCTACAAAGAAGCCCATCGAAGAAGTTGAAGGGGTTCTCGACCGCCTAATGCATTACACCGACGAAACCTCGTATGATTTCGCTACGATGGCTCAGACGATCGGTAAGTTTACTTCAGCTGGCGTTGATCTTGACGTTGCTGAGCGTGCAATGGAGGGTATTGCAAACGAAGCAGCTAAAGCTGGCGCAGGAGTTGGTGAAGCGAATCGTGCCATGTACAATTTCGCTCAGGCCTTGGCGGCTGGTAAAGTTCAGCTTATTGACTGGAGATCGATCGCCAATGCCAATATGAGCACGAAAGAGTTTAAAGAGCAGCTTATTTCGGCAGCAGTGAGCTTGGGAACCCTTACAAAGGGAACGGATGAGTATTCCGGTTCGATCGGCAATGTCGTTGTTAACTATAAGTCTTTTGAAAGCACGCTTCAAAAGGGTTGGCTCACCAGTGATGTTCTTTTAAAAACTCTTGAGAAGTATGCCGACACATCTACTGAGTTTGGACGGGAAGCTTACTATGCCGCTCAGAAAGCTTTGACCTTTACCGATGCGATGCAGGCGGTTAAGGATTCCGTAAGCTCCGGATGGATGAATTCTTTTGTACACATATTCGGCAATCTCGAGGAAGCTACCGAGCTTTGGACCAATTTCTGTAATACGATTATCGAGTTTACAAGCCAATTTTCTGAAGCCAGAAATGAAATGCTTGGTCAGTGGCATGAGCTTGGCGGCTACAACGCGATGATCGAGGCGGCTTCTAATATATGGTCGGTATTTCTTGGCATCGTTCAGTCGCTAAAAGAAGCATTTGTGGATATTTTTCCGCCTGTTACAGGAAAGCAGCTTGCTGACGCCACGAAGCAGATACGCGATGTAACGGTTGGTCTTAAGGAGTTATTCGGATTAAAAAAAGAAAAGATAACTGTTGAAACCGAAATAGAAAATGAAGGATACACAATAGAAGAGTGGACTGAAGCATTAAAGCGCGGTGCCGAAGGCTCTGAAATTCAGATAATGCAAGAACGCTTGATGGAGCTAGGGCATAGTCTGGATAAATATGGCGCCGATGGTATATTCGGTCCGGAAACGGAGGCTGCGTTAAAAGCGTTCCAGCGAGAAGTTGGAATTGCAGAAACGGGTATTTATGATCAAGCGACAAGAGATGCGTTTGCTCTTAAGCTTAATATCCCGTCAACTACCGAGACCGTAATGGAAGAGACTGAGAAATGGGTAAATGAAGTCCCGTCTGGTCTAACTAATATCGAGCGTATCGTGAAAGGCTTGTTCGCCATTATTGATATTGGTAAACAGTCTCTTGGCTTTGTGTCCAGTATCATTGGGCATATCTTGAAGATCTTAAAACCCGTAGGAGATGCAATAATTCTTGTTGGAGCGGTTATTGGCGATTGTCTCGTAACACTTGATAAATTTATCAAAGATTCTGGTTTTTTCGAAGGCGTTCTTAAATCGATAAAAATGGCTTTGGTACCGCTAGAGACTTTTTTTAAGCGCGTTGCGAGTGCGATAACGCAATTCTTTACAAGTGGTAAAAAGATTACAAGCTTTAAGGAACTATGGGAAAAGCTTAAAACTTCACTTAGTAAAAGTAAAGTCTGGACCAGCGTTGCAAAATTGATGCTGGTCTTTAAAAAGAGCCTCGATCGAGTTGTTACGACGATCGTGCAATTTGCAAAAAGTGCGGCTTCTTTTCTTGGACCTAAGTTGCTTGGTGTGTTTAAAGGCCTTTTAATGGTGGTACCGAGCATAATAATCCTATTCGTCAAGCTAATCCAAAGTGTTGTCAACGTTATTAAAAACTCCGAAAAACTTAAGAGTGCCTGGGAAAAAGTAAAGAGTTTCTTCTCCACATTTGGCGGAGCAATAGGAAAATTCTTTCAAAATGCTTGGAAATCCGTTTCCGAGTTTTTCTCAAATGGCGGAATACTTACCATGTGGGAAGGTATCAAAACTGCGTGGGAAGGTATAAAGAAGTTCTTCGTAGATATCGGCGATACAATAATTGAGAAGATCACAAGCATCTATAATAATTCCGATTTTCTCCAAAAAGCCATCGCGAAGATTACTGAATCTGACGCCTACAAAGAGCTATCTACGTTCTTGACACTTGTCAGTCAGGCGTTTAGCGATTTCTTCGGGGCCGATACTTCGGATGAAAAGACGTTAAAAGAAAAACTTGAGAAGAGATTTGCCGCATTTGATCCAGTTGTTGATTATTTTAAAGAAAAGATCGACGAGATAAAGAATTCCGAAGCCTATAAGACAATAAGCGAGTTCTTAACCACTGTATGGGAATCGCTAAAGAACTTCTTCATGTTTGATGATTCCGAACTCGGAGGTTCGATGATTGAGAAACTTAGAGCAAGATTATCGACATTTGATCCAGTAGTTCAGTGGTTCAGGGATATGGGCGCAAGCATTAAGCAAGCTTGGGAAGACATCAAAGGAACTGGCGAAGCTATGGTAGGGGAAGACGGAGCCAAGGGCATAGCTACAAAGATAATGGAGTCGATTCAGAACTTCGGATTGAGTTTTGAAGGTTTTGATCTTAAAAAGGCTATTGGCCCGGCGTTGATCGCTATAGCGGCTTTCTCTGCGATTAAAATACTTCCCAAAGTTATCAGTGCGTTTGGCGGAATAGAGAATATTACAAAGAATATTCTTGAGAAAAAGGGATTTAAGTTCTTTGACAACGGCAAAAAGGATCCCATAGGTACAACACTGCTTAAGGCCGCAGGCGCTGCTTTTTCCATTGCCGCTGCGGTTGAACTTCTTAATCTTGCGGTCCAGCATATGCGTTCGCTTCTCAATGACGAGAACAAAGAAAAGACAATAGAAGCTTTTGAAAAAGTAAAGGAATTTCTTATAGCGTTAGGAGCGATACAGGTAGCAAGTTCTGTTCCGCTCGCTTTCAATAAAGGATCTATTACCCAAACAATTCCTGCTGCTTTGGGAATCGCTGCTGGCGTTTGGGTTCTTGTTGACGCCATGCGGAAGATGATGAAACTTGTTGATAAGTACGGCAGTGAATTGTTCTCTGAAGATGAAAACGGAGAAGGCATAACGAAACTTGGCTATGCGTTTAGTACTATAGAGGCGTTTATGATTTCACTAGGCGCTATATCGACAGTCGCTTCTACGTTTGGAAAGAATAAAATGAGCTTTGCTGGGCCACTGGCTATAGCGTTCTCCGTCAAAGTTCTCGTAGGTGCGATGGCTGATTTGCTCGGTTTAATGGGCAAATATAGCGAAGGTCAAGTAAACGACGCCTTTGGAACCATCGAGACATTCATGCTTTCGATCGGAGGTATTGAAACTGTCGGTTCATACTTTTCAAAAGGCTTTCTTTCGTCTGTTGGCACTGGCGGTGGTGTTTATGCCATTGCGAAGAGTGTCGAAGTTCTTGTCGATGCCTTATCCGCTTCCCTGGTAAAGATCAAGGATATTGATCCGAGCTTAATTACAACTTTTACTTCTGCTGTTGATATCACTTTGGCTGGTTTGGCTACTTTAGCCGGTGTTTTAGCAGAATTTGGCGTTGGTAAATCGTTGCTTGGTGAGCTGGCTCTGGAAGGCTTATTCGCTGCTCTGGCTGGCGGTATTGCTATGATCGGAAATGTTGCTAACGATCTTGTTCAAAGATTTTCAAGCACGTTGTGGCTTATTGGAGGAAGGCTCCAGAGTTTCAGCAACAACATGGCAAATGTTAATACCGACTATTTTGCAAGAGCGGTATCGGCATGTACTTACGCTACAAAGATATTTGCTTTATTATCGCATAATCCTGCGAATTTGTCGGTTGCCGAAAATTTCAGTGACTACATTGTAGAAATAGGTGGCGCACTTAAGCAATTTAGTTCCAGCATCAATGGAGGATTTAAATCGATCGCCGTCGATAAGGCAAAAGACGCTATTAAAGATATTCTGGATGTATCGGATATAGAGATTGACGATAGTAAAATCGATTCGATAGTAAGCAAAATCCAGACAATATCTGCCGCTATAACCTTATATCAGCAAGCCGTTTCCGATGCAAGCAGCATAGCTTCCTTGAGTGACGAGAATGCAGAACCTATTAGTTCTTCGGCTTTGGGAGAAGCATTTACCGCGATCAGCAATAGTATTCCGGATTCCAGTGTAATCAGTAGTGTTTCCGGACTCGCCAAAGAAGGAAGCGCTCAGTATCTCGGTGATTTCAGTTTAGGAATTGTTGAGCTTGGAAATGCGTTAGAGACATACGCAAATACAATAGGTGGTCTCAGCGATAAACAAGAGGCGATTGGACTTGCGAATAGTGTGCTCGATAATCTAACGACTATCGAAGAAAGACTTACTTCGGTAAATAATTGGGATTTCTTCGGAATACCGACTGCTCATAAAGACGAATTAACTGGATTCGCTACCGATATCACCAACCTTGGTACTGCTTTAGGGAATTATGCAAAGGATATCGGAGGGTTGAATCCGCTTGCAGTCATGTGGGCCAATAGCGTGCTAACCACTATTGCGAATCTGGATATTCCAACAACCGGACAATTCTGGACATTTCTCACAGGCAGTCAAAATTTAGGCGAGTTTGCATCCAATGTTTCAAGTCTTGGCTCAGGCGTTTCTGAGTTTGCCGAAAAAATCAACGAGGTCGATGATTATTCAAATACTGATGCTGCCGTATCGATACTCAATACGATCGCCGCGATCGGTAAGGAAATGGATAAAAGCGGTGGCGCAGCACAGTTGATTAATGGCAAAGTTGATTTTGGCGCGTTGGGGCAGAGTCTTGTCACTTATGGCGAGAAACTTGTAAAGTTCGCAAACTACGTTAATACTGCCAAGAATTTCGATCTTAATAGTAATGCATTCACCGAATCCGTTGCAATGCTTGAGAAATTTGTTGGGCTTCAAACCGCACTCGATGCCAATAAATCCGGTTCGACGTTTTATATGATTGGCCAAGATATTTATCAGATGTATCAGAATATGACTGGCTTGGGCTCTGATAAAGTAACGGAAGTTTTTAATAATGCCTATGCTATTGCGAAGGCTTTTATTGATGGGCTTAAACAACCGGATTTGTCAACACCATTCGATATTTTCACTACGTTGCTCGATGCTGCCTTGACTGGTATCGAAGGTAAGGATACCGAGTTTGTCGCTGCTGGCGGCCATATGATGGGCGGTCTTGCGTATGGCATATATAAAAATGCCTATTTGGTTGTCGATGCTGCGTATTCTGTTGCTAATGAAGCTTTTCTGGCGGCATGCAGTGCGGTTCAGGTAGCATCACCATCCCGTCGATTTATGTGGATGGGTCAAATGCTAGACAGCGGATTGGCGATAGGTTTACAACAGTATGCGGGATTGGCGACAGACGCTGCTTCGGATGTATCCGACAAGTCAAGTGAAGCGGTTCTGAACGGCCTTCGAACGATGAACACACTGATCTCCGATGAGATAAATGCCACGCCGACGATTACTCCAGTTTTAGATCTCAGTGATATTTCTGCGCGTTCTGGCTTGATTGGAAGCTATTTTGGCAATCAGTCGATAGGTGTTTCAAGCACAGGTATGGCCAGCGGTATATCGGCAAGGATGTCATCTTCGGAATCCATTAAGTCGACTGCCGATGATCGTATTCTCGATGCTTTTAACGTGCTCAATGCCAGAGTGAACGATCTTGGCGAAAGAATTTCGAATATGAAAGTCGTCGTTGAGTCCGGCGCTCTCATTGGGCAGATTGAAAACGGTATAGATCAGCGTTTAGGCGACAGGTCTGTATACGCGGAAAGGGGGATGATGTAAATGTCGATTGTGTACAACGGTGAGCACTCGATTACCATTGGCAGCGAGCATACTTGGAAAAATTGGCATTTAATTCCCACTTCCAGACCGCTTGTAAATCCTCCAAAGATGAATGTAAAATACGTTGAAGTTCCAGGATTAAACGGTTCCATTGATCTTACAACTTCTCTCACGAGCTATCCGAGCTACTCAAATCGGACCGGCTCGTGGGAGTTTATAGTTGCGAATGGATATTGGAAGAGCTGGGCTGAAGCTTATACGACTATAATGCGCCGACTTAACACGGGTCGAAAACACATTATATTGGATGACGACAAGGGGTTTAGATATACTGGACGTGTTTCGGTAAATTCGTGGAAATCCGATAAAGACTGGTCCAAGATTGTTCTCGATTATAATGTTGGACCGTTTAAGCATGAGGTAACCTCTACAACCGATAAGTGGTTGTGGGATCCATTTAGCTTTGTCGATGGAGTAATTCAGCCGGAAGTTAATAATCTCAGCATTAGTGGGAATACTACGATTAAGATCTATGGTCGCTCCGAACCCATAGCTCCTGTCATAACGGTGAATAGCGGCAGCAATATAACACTGATTCTAAATAACGGAGATATTCATTATTTGGTTTCTGGTAAGAACGTTATTCCCGGCATGATATTGAACTATGGTGAGAATGCTCTTGCGTTTTCTGGTACTGGCAACATAACCATTGATTATAGGGCGGGTGAGTTCTAATGAGCGTAACCGTTTATATTTCAAACGATGGCTGGCAGACTGAAAGCGTACTGTATTCAACGGAAAATGTAGGTAGTACCGATGCCATCATAGGCCCGAAGATTAAGAACGAAGTTAATAAGACTGGTTCGTTTTCATTTACGATATTGCCGAATCATTCAAAGTATTCGCAGCTTCATAAAATGAAAACGCATGTACGGGTTGTTCGTGACAATACAGTTCTGTTTATCGGTAGAGTTCTTGATATTAAGCGCGATTTCTATAAGCAGCGGAATGTAACATGCGAAGGCGCGTTGTCATTTCTTCTTGACAGCGTGATACCGCCAATGACGGCGACTACGATGACCGTTGGCAACTTTTTCAGAAATTGCATCACCACGCACAACTCGATGGTTGAGGATGCTAAAAAGTTTACGATTGGACAGATAACTGTTCCGGCAGCGAATTCGAACGAACCATTTGAACTTACTTCGTATGGCAAAACCAGCGATGTGATTGATTCAGAGCTTCTCCAGATTTATGGCGGCGTTTTGGTCGTAAGGCATTCCAACGGAACAAACTATATCGACTATTTGGCAGACCCGGTTGACAGCATCGGAAGTTACACAACGAATTCTCAACCCATTGAATTCGGCGTAAATCTTCTCGATCTTGAAGAAGAGTACCCAATAGATGATTTGTTTACCGTGCTTTTGCCGATCGGAAAAGATAATAAAGTTCTTAGCGGGACTCCCTATCTTGTCAATCAACAAGCGGTTAATCAGTTCGGAAGAATTGTTCACGTCGAGCAATGGAGCGATATCGAAAACGAAAACGAGTTGCGTTCATTTGGTCAGACATATTTGGACCAGCACTCCGGAATACTTCCAAACGATCTTATTGTAAAGGCGATAGACCTCCATCATACGAGTTCGTCAATTTCTCAGCTGAAACTGCTGGATCGGATTCACGTTTATAGCGAACCTCACGGATTGGATACTACGATGGTTTGTCTGGTTGTCGAGTATGATATTCATAATCCGGAGAGCGATTCGTATCGTATCGGCACATTCGTGAAGGCAAACAAGCGAAAGAAAACCCCCGTAAAGTCGTCTTCGAGAAGTCGTGGCGGATCCGGTAAGTCTGGAAGATCGAGTGGCCTAAGCAGCAAGAATGCGAGTCTAACCGAAAACGTGGAAACATTTACGGATCAGGCATTAAAAGACATTACGATCAATGCGAAGAATATTACTGCAAATTTTGAAACATTGACGGCACATGGTGAATCCATTGAGGTGATAGTAGACGATATCGCTTCGATTAATGCTCGTGAAATTGTAATCAACGGCGAAAAAGTATCTATTAATGCTGATGAAATCGATATAACCGGAAAAATAGAAAGTTTATTGGTTGACAGACTTACGGCAAACGATATTACTTCTAGTATATTTAAAGGTAAAATGATTCGAATTGATTCTATACTTGCTTATGACAAGATACAGGCTTACAAAAGTATTCAAATAAGAGACTCGGATGACTCGGGATGGGATAGTGTTGCAACTACTGCTTATGTGAATACGCAGATAAACTCCAATTTACTTAGTTTATCAAACGATCAATCGAATTTGTTAAGTAATAAAACAGTATATTTTGGAAGTTTACAAGTTAAGAGAAATGATGTTTTTGAAACTGTCGCAACCGTTCCGATGCTTATAAACGGATACGTTAGTTATGATGAATTCAACTGGAATAATCTTCAAGGCAAACCTGGGAGTTTATATTCTAACGTAGTCGTGATAGGAGGACAAAGGTTCAATTTCTGGATGCCGGTTTCTTATACAAATCCGATCGTCATAAGCTAAAAGGAATGACCCAAAATGGAGAATCTAGTTGAAAAGCTGGTTTCGGTATCTCGAACGCTTGAGAAAGTCGAAGTTCATGGCAAGGAGAACATGACCAATCTTCTGGCATGTATCAAATACCTCGAGGAACT